CGGCTCACAGCATGGTAGCTCCAAATTGAGCGAGGATGATGTGATAGCCATCCGCGCATCTCGTGAGCCACAGCGCACTCTCGGAGCCAAATTTGGTATCAGCGCGTCTCACGTCAGCCGCATACGCACAGGAAAACAGAGGGCTGTGAACAGAGACAGTTGACTTTTTAACGAGATGTGCCCAAATCAGTCATCATCCTGATTTGCGACCCGCCCTGCGAAAGCTCGGCGGGTTTTTCTTTGGGCTGATGTTTCCCTCTGAGACGCGACCCCACTAGCCCCGGCCTGCTTCCCCCATGAGCGCATAAGGCCGGGGCAATTTATTCAGTTCGGAGCGGCGTTCGGACATCCTCGTCATGCCCGACGTAGGTTTGTGAGCACACCGAGCGCCGCTTCGTCCAGCTCGCAGGGTGATCCATTGAACTTCGCGATTCCAAGCGCGTTCGCATATGCAGACGAGGTTTGGACGTTCATGCTGTTTCTACTTGGCTTCGCTGGCGGCTTCATCGTCGGCGGCATCGTTCAGCGTTGAGTCCGGGGCAGTCTGCATCACAGATTGGAGCTGATACATGATTGCCGCGCTCATCAACCTCTGTGTCTACCTCATCATCGTCGGCGTGATCTATTGGGCGGTTACGACCATCCTCGGCGTGATCCCGCTGCCTGAGCCTGTTGCCCAGGTGATCCGCGTCATCCTGATCGTGATTCTGGTGCTGATCGTTGTCTATGCCCTGCTAGGGCTCATCGGCGTCGCAGGGGTAGGGCATCCACTTCTGCTTCGGTAATCCAATCAAACGGATTTGATATGAAATCAGAAATTCAAGGCGATGGCAGCCGGTGGAGCTAGACCGGGCGCAGGACGGCCTAAGGGGGCCGCCAATAAGCTCAACGACAAGGCACGGGCAGAGGCACTAGCGGGCGGCATCTCGCCTCTGGACTACCTCCTAGGCGTTCTGCGTGACGAGGGCCTTGACCGCGATACTCGGATGGATGCGGCCAAGGCTGCTGCGCCATACGTCCATGCCAGGCTGGCAGCGGTCGAGCACTCCGGCGACAAGGACAAGCCGATCGCTCATACTGTGACATGGCAAGAATAGTCATCCCGTACACGCCTCGGGATGTGTTCAAGCCATTCCATAATCGCAAGGAACGTTTTGCGATCGGGGTTGCTCATCGGCGGTGTGGTAAGACCGTCGCTTGCATCAACGACAAGATCAAGCGGGCTGTGCTCAGCCCTAAGGAGATGTACCGGGCTGGGTACGTTGCTCCTTATCTGAAGCAGGCGAAGGATATCGCCTGGGAGTATTTGAAGCGGTATAGTCGGCCGGTATGGGGTGCTCCACCGAATGAAAGCGAGTTATTTGTTACGCTTCTCGGAGGGCAACGTATCCGTATTTACGGCGCCGATAATGCTGACGCCCTCAGAGGCGGCTACTTTGACGACGTTACTCTCGACGAGTATGCGGACATGGCCCCTAGTGTCTGGGGATCGATTGTACGCCCCATGCTCGCTGACCGTCGAGGCTCCGCCACCTTCATAGGAACGCCCAAGGGCCGCAACGCCTTCCACGAGCTCTACGAGCGCGCGGCGGGTGACGACGAGTGGTTCCGGTTCATGCTCCGGGCAAGCGAAACTGGGCTACTGGCCGAAAGTGAGCTGATCGCAGCTCGGGCTGATATGACCCCTGAGCAATATGAGCAGGAATTTAATTGCAGCTTTGATGCTGCGATCCTGGGTGCCTACTACGGCAAAGACATTGCCGAGCTGGAGCGCAAGGGCAGGATTGCCGAGGTCGAGCCGATCGACGGCCCCGTGCACACGGCATGGGATCTGGGCATCGGAGACTCAACGGCGATCTGGTTTTGGCAGGCGGCAAATAACGAGATCAGGATCATTGACCATTACGAGAGCCATGGTCAGGCGATCCCGCATTACGTGGCAGAGATCGAGGCGAGGGGATATCCCAAGGGCACGGACTATGTGCCCCACGACGCCAAGGTGCGCAGCTTGGAGACGGGGCGCACCCGGATTGAGACGCTGATCAGCCTCGGCCGCAAGCCGATGTTGGTGCCGAACCACAAGATCATGGATGGCATCAACGCAGCCAGGCTGACGATGCCGCGGATCTGGATCGATGCGGTCAAGTGCAAGGACGGCATCGAGGCGCTGAGACAGTATCGCGCCGACTTTGACGAGAAGACACGGGCCTTCAAGGACACTCCGAAACACGATTGGACGAGCCACACGGCGGATGCCTTCCGCTACCTCTGCATGGCATGGCGTGAGCAGGCCAAGCCGGAAGAGAAGCCGGAAGTTCCGCCCGTCAAGGCCATCACGGATTACAAGGTTGAAGAAATGTGGAAGTTCAACAAGCGGCCAAGGGATCGTGTCTAAGTGACCGATGACGATGACAAGACCCAGGAGCAGCAGGACGCCGAGGAGAAGGCACGCCGCTGGCTGAAGGTCATCGACACCTACGACCGCGAGTTCAAGAACTGGCACACCCGCTGCGAAAAGATCATCAAGATCTACACGGAGAAGCGCCGCACCGAGGGCACGGAAGTGCGCCGCATGTCGCTGCTGTGGTCCAACATCTCCGTGCTCCAGCCGGCGATCTATGCCAAGATGCCGCAGCCGAACGTCACCCGCAGGTTCAAGGACGATGATCCGGTTGCGCGTACTGCGAGCGAAATGGTCGAGCGTGCGATCCATTACACCTTTGATGATGCCGACTTCGACGGGGTTATGCGTGGTGTACGTGATGACTACCTGCTGGTGGCACGCGGCACGGCATGGGTCCGTTATGACGCCGAGTTTTCCCCCCTCATGGGTGACGATGGCAATCCACTGAACAAGCAGGGCGCCCCGCTCAACGACGGCGAGGAAGCCGGCGAGCAGTTGGAAGGCGAACACGTTTGCTGGGACTATGTGAACTGGCGCGATTTCGGCCACAACGTTGCTCGGACCTGGCAGGAAGTGACGACCGTTTGGCGCAAGGTCTACATGGACCGCGCCCAGGGCAACAAGCGATTTGGCGAGGAGAAGTTCAGGGGCGTCGAGCTTGACCACAAGGTGGGCGACGATACCGAGACGCGCAACACGGAAAGCCAGCAGCCGGCCAAGGCGACCGTGTACGAGATTTGGGACAAGACCAGCAACAAGGTGATCTTCCTCGCCAAGGGCGGCAAGGTCATCCTGGAGGAAACCGACCCGTATCTGCAATTCAAGGACTTCTTCCCGTGCCCGCAGCCGGTCTATGGCACATTGGAGACTGCAAGCCTTGTTCCTGTGCCTGATTATGTATTCTATCAAGACCAACTGGAAGAAATTGACGACCTGACCGCGCGCATTGGAGCGCTGCTCGATCAGTTGAAAGTCGCGGGCTTCTATCCGGCCAGTGCATCGGATTCGTCGGAGGCCATCCAGCAGATTGCCATGAAGGGCGTTGAGAACGTCCTGATCCCCATCCCGAACTGGAACCAGTTTAAGGAGGGCGGCGGTGCTGGCGGCATGATCGAGTGGTGGCCGGTCGATCAGGTTATCAAGGTTTTGGAAGGCTGCTTTACCGCCCGCAAGCAGCTCATTGACGATGTGTTCCAGATCACCGGGATTTCGGACATCGTGCGCGGCGAGACCGATCCGAGGGAAACCAAGGGCGCGCAGGAGTTGAAGGGGCAATATGCCTCTGTTCGTATTCGCGACCGCATCAACGAAATGGCGAAGTTCGGCCAGCAGGCGGCGCGGCTGACGGCGGAGATCATATCCGAGCAGTTCCAGCCGCAGACCTTGATGGATATGACCAACATGAAGCTGCCGACGCAAGCTGAATTGGACCAGCAGGCGTTGCAGCAGCAGATCGAAGCCATGAGGCAGCAGGCTTTGGCACCTCAAGAGCAGCAAGCGCCCCCGATGGGGGGAATTCCTCAAGGTCAAATGGCACTGCAATGAAAACCTGTGCGGATTGTCGATTTTATCTTTTCCATAGCCGGAATGAAGCGGGCGACGACATAGGGATATGCCGGTTTTATCCGCCGAAACTGCTGGAGTTGAACAAGAGCGGATATCCGCCGGTAAACGCTAGATCGTGGTGTGGAGAGTTCTGGGCCAAGGGCTGGCGAGGGTGGTTTAAGCAATGATCCCGGTTCAGCCGCCCCAAGGTCAACCGATGGGTCAGCAGGCGCCGCGACCGACGACAATTGACGCTGTTGTGGCATTGCTCCGCAATGACCGGATGCGCGGGTTTCGGATCGACGTTGAAACAGATAGCCTGGTTGAGGCCGATCAGAACCAGGAGAAGGCCAATGCCAACGAACTGGTAAGCGCGCTTGGTTCGTTCTTCAAGGAATTTGGGCCGGCCGTGCAGCAGATGCCGGCACTGGCGCCGATGGTCAGCCAATTGCTGTGCTTCGCGCTACGCCGCTATCGGGTAGGGGCAGAACTGGAAGAGACGGTCGAAAAGACCATGAACGAGGTGCAGCAGCGGTTGGAGAACCCGCCGCCGCCTCAGCCCAACCCTGCCGATCAGGCCAAGACACAGCAAGCCCAGATCAAGGCTCAGGCCGAAGGCCAAAAGAGCCAGATGGAAATGCAGATCAAGCAGATCGAGGCGCAGGCCAAGCAACAGCAGGTTGCCATGGAAGCGCAGGCGAAGCAGCAAGAACTTGCGATGGAGCAGCAGGCCCAGAAGATGGACATGATTTTGAAGCTGCTGGAGCACCGGCAGGCGGTCGAGGTCCATCACATGGAAGCGCAGCGGGCCGAGCGCGACCACCAACTGAGCATGGAAGTCGCCGAGCACAAGGCGAAAGAAGCTAAGAAACCCAAGGCTAGCGAATGACTTGGTTTCATCGATGTCCACAATGCAAACTGGAGATTAACGTTATGGCTGACTTCTCGAAACTGAACCAGGATATTGCCGACCTGAGCGCCAAGGTGGATGCGCTGCTCGCCAAGCAGAACCCGCCTCCGGTGGACGAACAGCCCCAGGTCGATCAGGCCGTTCAGGCTGTGCAGGCCATCGCGGCGAAGATTCCGGCCTGATGCCGTCTCGTCTCTGCCGGGCCTGTTC